TTGTTCCTCTGCTTGGAATTTCAACAATGTCTCTAGGTATTTCTTCCTCTGTTCTAATTGCTTTTCCTCGTGCGCTATGATCTTTTTGATATGCTCAATCAGATCCTGTAGACGGTCCTTGATCACTTTTTAACCTCCTGGCCACATAATGGGCAACTTTCCGGCATCAATTCATGGAACTGGGTCTTCATCTCAGTCAATCTGGATCGACTTTTGTCTAATGACACAATATGCCCTTCCATCCTGTTCTTTAGGCGGGTCCATGCGCTTACCTGTTGATTTATGATGCCTAGCTGGTCGTATAAGGCCAGGGCCTGTTCTAACGGACCTTTGACCCGTAACTTTTCCTTAGCATCTTTTAGACGTGTTTTAGCGGTTTTAATCCTGGATAACTGACTGGACAAATACTGCTTGTAATTGATGGCTTGGTCCAAGTCAGTTTTGGTTTGTTCGGCCTGTGTAATCAGTTCCCCGATGTTGTCCAGATCAGCGTACTCTTCCAAGTTTTCATTCAGATTGAACAGGTGGGTTTTTGTAGAGGCTATATCCTGCCTGACTTTACGGTGGTGGCTGGATAAATTCTTATTTAGCTTGTCAATACTTTCCAAGCCTGCAATCTGGTTGAAGTATTTGGCAACTTCACCTGAACTAGATTGAAGCAAAAAGAACGGGTCAATCTGGGTCTGGATGTTCAAAGTACGGTCTAGATTATGTGCGTCTAGCACTTCAACTGGGACCTCCTGACCAAAGGCCTTTAAGGATTGCCCGTCTATTATGTAATGGTTGGTAGTCTTGATCTTGGATCGGGTGATGTTGTGATCGTTGAATTCAATCTGGACGCTGGTGTCTTTATTCCAATGGGATCTAAACCCATCCCCTAAAGGTCGATTGAATAAGTTCCATATCAAGGCCCGCAGGATCGCAGATTTGCCAGCATCTGATGGACCAATTATGACATTCACACCAGGATGGAATTCTAGTTCGGTGTCTTTGTGACTTTGGTAGTTAGTCAGGTGAAGTTTATTGATCATTTTCGCCCCTTTTCTATATTATACAATGCCCTTCAAGTTTCATTTAGAGGTTATCTTTTGTAGAACTCCGGTTCCAGTTCGTACTTACGGAACAGTCGTTCCAATTCCTTTGTCAACCGCCTACTGGTGGGGTACGGGGGGAGCTTAGCCTTCCCATCGTAAATCTTCTTCAGTTTGTTGTAGCTGGTCTTTTTCAGCAGGGATGGTTTGGGGGCTTCTGACGGGTGGATCATGGGAAGATCCTGCTGTTCCAGGTACTTTGCCATATTCCTGAGTACTTCTGGCAATTCCATATGAACAACCCCATATCGTACGCAGTTATTCTCCATCTTGGCTACCAGGACGTTGCAGGCGCGGCATAGGACTCCCCTTATTAAGCCAGACCCTCGGTTCCTACGGGTATGTGAATGATCCAGACAGGGGTCTTTTATTCCTCTGTCACAGATTGGGCAAAGCCCCTTCTGTTTTTCCATCAACTCATCCCTGATTATGGGGATTTCGTTGTGCCGTAATTGGATTAGTTTTTTACCCAAAATAAATCTCCCAATCTTCTAACCATTGTGTGTTTAGCCATTTTCTGAATCCATATTGTTTGCAGATTTCTATTAGTTGGCGCTTGTCAAACCGATTTGGTTGGATGGTAACGGGTTCAGTTCCAGGTAAGGGTAATTTCACCAGCCATTCATTTCGTTCTATGATTTGTTGCCCTTCAGGACTGGTTATAGCCTGGTATGCTTTAGTGGTTTCCTTCAGTTGTCCGGTCAGGTACTTGATAGCGGTCTTTTCCTTCACACCCTGTATCCCGGGTACATTGTCCCCTGAACAGCCAGCGATCTGCTTGACTTCAACCCACCTGGATGATCGGATTCCGTACTGCTTCCGGAATGTCTTGTGATCCATTAGTTCCTTGCGGCCAAGATTGTAAATTTTTACTTGGGGGGATAAGACTTGTAGCATATCATCATCAGATGTGGTCAGGGTGATTGGGACAGGCGGGTTCTGGCAGATGTGGGCCATGATGTCGTCAGCTTCGTAGCCTTCCTGTACGAAGTTATTTTGAAATCCCAAGGTCGTAATCAACTGATCCCGGAGTACGTTGAACTGTCCATAGGCCTGAAGCATGAATTGGTCGGGCGGGTCTTTCTTGCGGTTGTCTTTGTAAAACGGGTATTTTTGTTTGCGGATGGACCTGCGGGAATCCCAGGTAAACGCTATGTTGTCAGGCATTAGGGTTTGCCCGATCATGGCTAGTTGATTAAGGAAGCCAAAGATCACCCCGGTAGGTTGCCCCTTATATTCCAAGGGTCCGGTTGTGTAGTGGGCGCGGTAGCATAGGTAGTTACAGTCAACTACTACTAGGGATCTTATCATCTTATTCTCATTTAAATTTTATCCAGTGCGGGCCGGTCGCCACTTCCGGCTATCAGTTATTTTTTAATTGTTACTATTACACTTCTTGCCACTCACTGCCTTTTACCATCAAAGGGTAGGAAAACTCATGGTAGGGCTCAAGACATACTGCTATCATACTATGTAACCTATCTCCCAAATGATTTTTAAGTGAAGTTACAAATGCATCATGTGGTGTTTGTATTTCATCTGACGTTGCTAATCCATGTGATGTAGTGCCATAATAAGCACCAGTCCATTTTACTGCTTCAGTGCAATACCACTTACCTGACTTTCCAAAAAAGTCGACCCTTACCATTGAATGATCTTCTGTATATCCCACTTTAATTCTCCTTTTTATCCAGTNCGGGCCGGATTCGAACCGGCTTTAGCACCCTTTTATTCGCCCCGTGTTATTCTGGCATAACTTGACAAATTATCTGCACCAGAAAGCAGTGTGCTTCTTGCGAGTCGGAGCGTGTTCCCACCACGCCGCCGCACTGAAAATTTATAACTCATATCATGTCCGATTGGCCTTTAAGTGTTTAACTGCTAGACAATAACCTTCAAGAAATATCTCAACATCTGACGCGTATTTTGATTCGTATAATGAATTTACAAAAGAAAACTTACCCCTGTGTTCGTATTTTACAACATGCCATGTAACAAAATCACTGTACTCAGGAGTTTCTCTAATTACCCACAAACAACGTTTACCCATGATCTTATCAATATGATCCAGAGCATTCATAATGGATATCATGGTAGTACCATTTGACATAGATACCTCCTTTACCTATTAAATCCTCAATCTTATCAAGCTTGATAATCCTCCGGTAATGAGCTAATTGTTAATTATTTTGCTGAATCCCGATCTTTTCCAGGCCTCTGGTTGACTGTATTCTTATCATTTTATTTTGCTGAATGAGGCCTTTTTCTATATTATACAATGACCTTCAAGTTTGACTTAGGGATTATCTTTGTTTTGGTTTTCGATCATGTGAGAATTTCTCCTCAATCTCGTTCCACACCTGAATGACTTCATCTTTTAAGGTCTGTTCCAAGTTATCCTCTTCCACCACCTGTATAGCTGAATTTATACTTTGCCCCAGCTTTTGACCGGCTAGCATGTAGGTCGTGTCCTTACGGGTCTGTTTTAGGAATTTCAAGTCAGCACGAATACTATCAATACCATAGTCAAATATGATGATTAGTGGGGCTGTACGGTACGGTTTCCAGACTGAACTTTTGAACACCTCTACCTCAGTTTCAACTCCGATAACCTGCTTGATCTTGGTACCAGATATGGTCTGTTCTTCCTTAATCTTAATTCCTGATGAACACCGCAGTCGTAATGACGCGTAAAATCCAATGGCCTCACCACCCGGACTCTTATACTTTTGTCCATACGGCCCAGCATCCAGGTTTTGTCTGATCTGATTTGAACAGACCATCAAAAAATCCTTTTCAGTTATCGTACGACAAGTCATACGGCATTGTTCACTGAACTCCTTGGCTCTACGCATCCCATACTGGTCTTTATCTTCCAATTCCCAATCTGTGGTTAAGGCCGCTAATGAATCAGCGAAGATTCCATGTACCTTGTCCTTGGGTTCTGGTTCCCAGGTACGCACTGGCTCAAATATTTTCGGCACAGTATCAGGGTTATCATACTCCATATCCTCTACATTCAAGTCAAACATCTGGGCGAACTGTTTATTCAGACGGGCTTCAGGGTCCCGGAACATGATCTGTCCACCTTGCCGTTGAACAGCCCCAGCAATTTCGCATAGTAGGACGGTCTTACCAGCCCCACTAGGGCCAAAGATTTCAACCAGGATGCCAGCAGGAATACCACCGCCTTTAAACCGCCCCCCTGAAATGGCCAAATCTAATAAAGTGGACCCGGTGGAAATAACTTTTTCCGACCCTTCGTACTCCTGCTTGGCCTTGACTTCAGATTCAGCGTGGGCCTTGACCTGATCACTTAGTTTAGTTCGTTTCATCATAATACTTCCTCAATCTGACCAGCCTTGCGTAGCCGGTGTAATTCCTGTAAGACCCGTTCAATGTACTCATCTGCAATCTTGCGTTTTTGTAATCTGGTCCTGACTTCTTTTTTGTACGATGTAAAGTGCTTAGACCGATCTCGCAACCCCTTCCAATCCGGGTCTTTGGCAAATTCACGACACCGCCGCAACCATTCAGTATAAGCCCGGTCTGCTAACGCAGTCAGGATAGAACCCACGGGTTCCTGGTCTTCAAGCCAATGTTCAATGATTTGCCTGAGTACGGTCTGTGAAGTCCGGTTGTGGTATAAAGCCAGCAGATGTACATATTCGGCAAGGTGGCGGGGGACATAGCCCCCGACCATCTTACCCGACTTGTAATGTCCATCCCGTTCAATCGCAAACGGGTCGTTGAGCATTACTTCATCTCCTCTTTAGCGTCCATGCAGTCATCCCACTCATCACATTCATTACAGTCGTCGTACTCTTCACAATCAGTGCCGAAGTGATGCCCGAATGGACAGCGATCATCTGCAGTCTTCTTGGTTTTCTTGGGTTCTGATTTCGGCTTCCGTTTAGGTTTTTCATCCTCTTCTTCTTCCTCGTCAGGATCGGGCTTAAGTTTGGGCTTGGGCTTGCGTTTTGGCCGTTCTTCCTCTTCCTCCTCGTCAGGATCGGGATCAAGTTTGGGTTTAGGTTTCCGCTTAGGCTTTTCGTCTATTTCTTCCTCTTCTTCAATGATCCTGTCAGACTCATCGATTTCGGGGTCATCCAATTCTAGGAACAGGGCTTCCAATTTGGCGTAACTTTTGACATCCAGGATGTCATCCAGATTGGGGACTTTATCCAATATGGATTCATCATACTGCCCATCACGCTCGGTGAAGTCGATCCTAGAAGTCTCAGCAAATGGTTTTCCAGTACCAATCTGACCGGAGCCAAACCGGATTCGCAAGGTCAATCCCTCTTCCAGGTCAGGGAACACGCCATAATCCTCATCTTCCTCCAGCTCTGCATTAAGCATATCCTGGAACAGAAATTGCGAAATATCCCAAATATGGGGTTTTTCCTCGTACTTCTTTGCGTCTTTTGGAACAACCACATACAAGTTCCGTAGGGACGCATTTAACTCTTTCAACTCAGCGTATTCAGCCCCTTCTTTAGCCCTGCGTGCTCTGTATTCGCAGATGGGGCATTTTCGGCCCTCAAATGCGAGGCACACTTCACTGTCATTTTTGACCCCAACATTACGGTGGATACGAAACGGCTTCTTGTACCAGAGGCTATCTGGGGTTGCGATACCGAGTTCGTCATCCCGGTCCGGGTGGTTTGTACTGGTCACTTTGTAGGGTAGAAAATCCAACTTGGCCCGACTGTCGGGATCTTCTTTGAACATTTGAACACCCTTAGGCAGATTCAGATACCCATATTTACTTGCTTGGGTTCTTTGCTTGTGGGCATTAGCGGTCGTCTTTCCGGCGAAGGCGCTTTTCTTCTTCTTTGCCATTACAATCTCCTTTTGTAAAATAAGTTTTCATTGCTTGAATTCGTCCCATATGTGCAGATTTACTCAGTACGAACACATAGAACGGTAGTAGTAACAGAATTGCAAGTCCCAATATTATCCATTTCATATCATTTTGTCCTCCTTTGCATTTTAACCTTTGCATTGGCGGTATTTTGGCGTTCCCGTTGTTCCCATTCTTTACTTAGATCCCGGGGAACGGACGGTCCTGCAAAGTATGACATCCCATGAAGCTTAACAAGATTTTCCAGGGCGGTCTTTTTCTGATCAATAGATCGGACGGCAGCTTGGGCCATATCATACTCGTACTTAGCATCTATATAGTTTTGGGCCGCGATTTGTCGTTCTGAAGTCTGTAGTACGGTGCTTTTGATCAGGGTTTCAGTTAGTTTGACTAAATCATACTTCTCAGGGTCTTCCCGCACATCCCTGTCCATCTCAGCCTCCACCACATCCAACCGTTCCTTGGCCTTATCCATCATGGCCTTGGCGTGGGCGGCGTACTTACAGTACTGGGCCATCAGGCTCGGTTGCCTCAGCCACTCTACATCAAGGGCGGCTTCGTCAATCCGGACATCACTTTCAAAGTTCATATTGTGATCACCTCCTGACGGCCATCAAATCCAGGGCATACATGGGTATTAATGTTACGCAGGCGCTTTCCACACTTACGTAGGAATTGGACCAACTCCTGGAACTGTTCTTCAGGTACCGGTTTGTAGTAAGTGGTGGCTTGTATGCCAAGATTGTTGTAGTTTTTATAAAAGATCTTTTTTTGTACGGTCTCATAGGGTACTGGCCCAACTGGGAATGCTTCACTATTGTCATGAACCCAACAACACGGTCCGCATTTGGTATAGGCTTCGGGTAGGTCTTTCTTACTCAGCATTTCCACGTGTTCTATCACCCGGTACGGTCTACCATACTGAGTGATCTTCTTAGTGTGGATTTTAATTGACATTGTTTTTCCTCCTTGTTTTTATGGAAAATTCTTACTAACTTGGATTCTTCGATTCTTCATTTTGGGGTTGGTTAGCACCTCTACCGGCCCACGAATACACAACTTGGCAGCCAAAAACAAAGCTGCACCGTACTGCGCCCCTGACAGTCCCAAGGGCTTTATTATTTCATTTTCAAAGGCAGCGTCCCGGATCTTTTCCCTGTCCCGGTTCCAATCAGTAGGGTCATCTGGATTGGCCCATTTCTTATAGTCATAGCCAGCATCCAGGATAATTCGGATCAATTCGGCGGTGGTGATTTGTATGGCCTGTTCATATCCTGGACCAAAACCACCCATTTCAATCGACCAGACAGATTGACCACTGTCCCATCTTTTAAGCCATTCCTGGGCTGTTTCACCGTACATTCCTTTTTCAAAGTATATTTTGTATTCTTCGGGCGTAAGATAAAAGACCTTCTGACCATTTATGAACAA